GAGGAGATTGAGAAAGAACTACATATCGATGAGTTTAATATCAAAGAAATGTCTCTTAAAACACCGGCACGTAAACACTTCTGGGTATGTCGTTTAATTCAACATAAAAAGTCTCTCCTCAACTTAAAAGCTGAAAGGTACTCTTTAAGAGAGGATATTATACAAGCCATACAACGAGAGTCACCAGTAAAGGTAACCAGGCCTATAGCAGAAAAAAGTTCATATCAACACGAAGGAATGGTAGAGCTGCAAAATAGGATAAGTGAGCAAGAGTTAATTGTAGACTACTTAGAAAAGGTTGAGAGGACATTCACGAGCCTAGGCTTTGATATCAAAAATATTATAGAGATAATGAAGATGGAAACAATATAGAAATGATTAGATTTGAGGTAGTTAAGAGTAAGCTTAGAATATCAGGAGACCTAGTACCTGATATTCGCGATTTTTTTAGTGAGACTGATGCAACTGCTCGGTTCAGATTAAAGGGCCGAGCTAGACATTTTGCTGATATTAGAAATTACTGTATTACGCCTACTGGTCTATTCGAGGCTGGTCTGTTTTTCGATATATTGAGATACATTAAGGAAGTCTATCCTGATGAAGAGATACAAATCGATAGGGACGTATCTAATATTATAAAGCCTACATTAACATCCGCAGATATATATGATGATCTAACACTACCTTTAAGAGATTATCAGCTAGCTGCATGTGAGAAAGCAATTCAATTTGGTAGAGGTATTCTGAAAATGGGTACCGGTGCTGGTAAAACCTTAACAATATGCTCGCTACTATCGAGTATGTTTAAGAGTAAGGGTGATACATTTAAATGCCTCCTGATTGTACCGGATTTAGGTTTAGTTAATCAAACGTTTGGTGACTTTAATGAATATAACGCACCTTTTAAATATACGAAGTGGTCCGGTAAAAACAAACCAGATTTTACTGCCAATGTTATTATAGCTAACTTAGGCATACTGCAGAGTCAGTTTAAAGATAATGATTGGTTGGAGAAGGTAGACATGCTAGTTATAGACGAGTGCCACAAAGTTAAAAAAACTAATAAGGTGAGTAAAATGGTACAGCAAATAAGAACTGTTCATAAGTTCGGACTAACTGGTACTATGCCAGATAGTAAGGTTGATGAATGGAATATTATTGGCAAGATAGGCAGCATTATATACGAGAAGGATAGTTTTCAACTACGTACTGAAAAACACTTAACACCAGCTAACGCTACTATTATCGAGGCTAATTTTGTAAATTCACCAGCATATAAGACAGGTGCAGATGCTAAACTAAACTATAGGCTCGAGTTGGACTTTATATACGAGAATCAATTTCGAAATAATGTAATAGAGCAGATATGTAATAATTTTAACAATAACATTCTCGTACTGGTGAATCACCTAAAGCATGGCGAAACACTATATGACCTAATGTCAACCTTAAAGCATAAGCAAGTATATTTTGTTAAGGGTGAGCTAGAGGTTCAAGAGCGTGAGAAAATTAAAAGTATAATGGAGGTAGATAGTAACGTAGTATGTATAGCTATGAGTTCTATCTTCAGTACTGGTGTTAATATTAAAAATATACACATGATTGTATTCGCCGCCGGCGGTAAAAGCTCCATACGCACTATACAGACTATTGGACGTGGACTACGCCTGCATGACAGTAAGGATAATCTTAAGATAATTGATATAGCGGACCAACTTAAATATGGTCAAAAGCACGTAACTCGTAGAAAAGAAATATACGAGCAAGAAAGAATACCCTATAAAATAGTACAGGTAACAGAAAAATAAGTTGATATTACTGTAGTTACATATTATACTTAGTTATATTATGCCAAGCGATAAAGAACCTAAAGCCGACGAGAAGCCTAAGACTGATGAGAAGCCTAAGACTGATGAGGCTCCCGTGGTCGAGGAAAAACCAAAACCTAAGAAGAGGGGACCTAAGCCGAAGATTGATGAGTACTATGTCAACCCGGCTGTATTCAAGGAGCAGATTAGAGAGTATTATGTGACTGAAGATTGTATTTTCGATCTTGCCAACTCACTTAAAAAGATTGCTTATGGGTTGGGTAATAAATCTAACTTTATAAATTATACCTATAAAGAAGAAATGATAGGTGACGCTCTGGTTAAGATGTATACTGCTTTACAGAATAAAAAGTTTAATGTTGATTCAGAGTACAATCCTTTCTCATATTTTACTACTATCGCATTTCACGCCTTCATTAATAGAATTAAAAAGGAAAAGAAACATCACCAGACTCTATGCGATTATAGAGAGCAGGTATATGAGAGAGAGATGTTAGAGTCCGGCGGTGGTCAGGTTTATGTAAAGCCTAATACTGACGACGAATAATATGAACACAAAGGTAGCGATATTTTCTGATATACATCTCGGTGTTCATCAGAATAGTGACTTCTGGTTGGGTGTAGCTAATCAATGGAGTGATTGGTATATTAAAGACTTAAAGTCAAAAGGTATATCTGATATTATCTTTTGTGGAGACTTCTTTCATTATAGGGACGAAATAAGCGTCAAGACACTAAACTTTGCTAAGGATTTTCTAGATAAGTTTAATGATTTTAATATCACAATGATTACTGGTAACCATGATGCGTGGTACAAGGACACTAGTGAGATTAACAGTCTGAGTATTTTGAAAGGTTATAGCAATCTAACTGTATATGATAAAATGGCTCAATGTAATATACACGGAGTTAATACAGTATTCTGCCCATGGGGTACACAATTAAAAGACATCCCTAATTGTGACTTAGTCTTCGGTCACTTTGAGTTAGTAAACTTTAAGATGAACTCTTTCAAGGTATGTGACCATGGCGATAGTCCGGAAACTTTAGCTAATAAAGCACCTCTAGTATTCTCTGGCCATTTTCATTTAAGAGCGAGTAGAGTAATCGATAGTAGTGAAATTGTATATGTAGGTAATCCATATGAAATGGATTTCGGTGATTCTGGTCAAACGAAAGGATATTATGTTTTAGATCTCAAGGATCTAAGTTATGAGTTTTATAAAAATACAGTAACACCAAAGCATGTTAAGATATTTTTATCTAAGCTAATTGAACAAAAAGATCCTGAATCATATTTCAAATCAGAAGTTACAAATAACATTATTAAGTTTATTGTAGATAAGAATGTTAATTCTGCAGATATGGATCTACTAGTTACCAAGTTAGCTAGTTACAAGCCTAGTGATATTAGAATCGATTATGATGCTAACTATAATAAGGTACAATTTGCCGAAGAGAGTGAGTTCGACCTTTCTGGTGTTGATATGACAGAAGCTATTACTGAGTTTATTAATATGTTGGATATTGATAATAAAGGTGAAGTTGCAAAATATACTACTGAACTATATAATCGATCAGTAGATAGACCAAAATGAAGTACGTAAATTTTAAAGAACTAAAAATTAAGAACTTTTTATCAGTAGGTGAAGAGGCAGTGACGGTGAACTTTGAGACAGGGTTGCATATTGTTACTGGTATAAACCGCGATAAAGAGGATAGACGAAATGGTGTTGGTAAGAGTACCATTGCCGATGCCCTGTACTTCTCTATATTCGGTAATACACTAAGAGAAATTAAGAAGACCTTTATACCTAACAATCTGACTGACGGTAAGACATCTGTCGAGTTATCATTTAGTGTAGATGATCCTCAATACGGTATGAATGATTTTAAAATTGTACGTACATTAGGTCCATCAAAATGTACCATATATAAGAACGACGTCGATAAGACACGTGATACTATTCAGAATACAAACCAGTATATTGAGACTGTATTATCATCCTCGCCGGAGATATTTCAAAATTGTGTTATTATGACTCTTAATAACCACATACCTTTCATGGCTAAAAATAAGGTAGAGAAGCGTAAGTTTATTGAAAAGATATTTAACCTTGAAGTATTCTCTAAGATGTTAAATGACGTTAGATGCGATCAAGGTGAGATCAAGAAAGACTTTGATATTAACGTTACACGGCTAGAAGAAACGAATGGCTATCTGCGATTGCAGCAGAACCATAAAGATAATTTTGATACTGAGCATAAACGAAAAGTTAGTGCATTAAAATTAACACGTGATCGACACTCTACTGATCTCGAAGCAGCTAATAAAAGGCTCGACGCTATTAATAACTTAGATGCTACTCTTCTAGAGGAAAAGAGGGATGAGGTGACTCTGAAAAAGAAGAAGGTTCGCGGAGAAATAGATGTAATTAATCACGACTTAATTGAGTGTAAGCTGACGTTAAGGACCGCGGCAGAAGATTACAAACAGATAGGTACATCGGAGGCTGATTGCCCAGTATGTCTTCGACCAATTGCTGATCATGATATTAAGGCTATCAATGAAAAGAAAAGTATCATAAAGGCAGGTATAAATGACCAAAAAATAAAGCTAGATGATCTTACTGGTAAGTTGGATGATAAGAAAGCTCTCGAAGTGAGGGTTAATAATGCAATTCAAACTATAGCAGATAAAATTGCTGATATAGAGCGTGAAAAATATAGTGTTACACAGGTTAAAGAATCTGTCGATTATATACAAAAGTGTATAACAGAAATTGAATGTGAGCTAGAAGAAGCAAAAAACGAAACTAACACATTTGATAGTATAGTTCAGGACTATGGAACTAAGGCTTGTGTAATTAAAGATGAAATTAATGACTTGAAGAACAGATTAGATTTTCTCGACGTTGCAAAGTTTGTTGTATCTGAGGAAGGGGTGAAGAGTTTTATAGTTAAGAAGATCTTACGCAACTTTAACTCTAAACTCACACACTATCTCAAGAAACTGGATAGTAATAGTATTTGTATTTTTAATGAGTATTTTGAAGAAGAGATTATCAATGAAAAGGGCAAGGTATGCCTCTATAATAACTTCTCAGGTGCCGAGAGAAAAGCTATTGATCTTGCATGCCTCTTTTCATTTATGGATATGAGAAAGGCGCAAGGCGATGTACACTATAATATTAGTTTTTATGATGAGCTATTTGATAGTAGCTTTGATGAGAAGGGTGTTGATCTTGTTTTAGAGATCTTAAATGATCGTGTCGCGACGCAGAAAGAGTGTATATTTGTTATTAGTCACCGTAAAGAAAGTATTAAATCAGCAACTGGAGATATTGTATTTTTAGA